GCCTGGATGCGTCCAAGGCCAAGAAAAAGCAGGACGTAATCGACCTCCTGGACGCTCACTTCGCCGCCGGCGAGGACCAGGAGCCGGAGCCTCCCCAGGACCCCGCCGCCGAGGAGGACCCGGACGCCCCCAACCTGGGGGCTGAGGAACCCACCGCATGAGCGCATTCAAGGATATGGTCGCCCGGGACATCCACACTACGTTTCTCAACGTGGACGAGTTCGGCGAGAAGCGCACCGTGATCTATGACGGCGAGAGATACGAGGATATCCCCGTCGTGCTGGACGAGGTAGTGCAGGACAGCCGGACCCAGATGGAGGACGACCATGTTCAGGGGCTCTATCAGGCGACGGACCTGCTCTTTTGCGCCCTCTCTGACCTGGGCGGGAACCGGCCGGAGAAAGGCCAGAAGCTCCTTATCAACGACGAGGAGGGCGGCGGCGGGTTCTTCCACCCGTACTATGTCGCCAAGTCCACCACAGAGAACGGGCTGCTCAAGGTCTGGCTGGAGGCGATCGATGAATGAGCGTGATCCGCGTCAACGAGGTCGGCGGAAATACGCTCGACCGCGTGAACAAAATCCTTGCCGGTGTCCCCGGGGGTGTCTGGAAAGCCACCTCCGCCGCTCTGAAGCGGGCCGGGGATACCGCAAAGACCCGGGCGGGACAGTTCGCCGCCGGTGAGTACACCGTCAGCAAAGGTGACTTCATGCGGAACGTCACCACCAAATCGCATATCAAGGGCGGGGCCGGGGGTGTCGTGTCCATGGACATCTCCTACGCAGGGCACGTCCTGCCCCTGCTCACGTTCAACACGAGGTTTTCCCGTGACGGCCGGGTCCAGACCCAGGTCAAGCGGAACGGGGGCGCCACGGCCCTGGACCATGCCTTTGTCGCCAGTATTTTCGGGCGGACGGCTGTCTTTGAGCGCGTCGGCGCCCCCAGGTTCCCGGTAGAGCAGAAATTCGGACCGTCCACCGGCCACATGATGCAGAACGAGCAGGTGGTAGAGAAGATGGACGAGACGATCAGAACGACCTATGAGGCGCGCATCGAGCATGAGATCCTCCGCGTCCTCAACGGATGGGGAGGGTAGCCATGACGAGAGTAAACCTGCTTGACGCTCTGAAGCTGGAGAGCGAGGAGGCCACGCGGGATCTCCTTTTGCCGGTCACCCGTCAGAAAGAGGATACCGCCGACCCGGAGCCCCGCGCCCCGGAGGTCTTCAAGATGCGCCTGCCGGACAGCAAATCGGCCAAGAAAAAGGCCCCGTACATTCTGCACCAGTTCATCACCGGCAAGGATTCCCAGGTGCCAAAGGAGCGGCCCCAGGCCAGCGCCGTCGTCCGTTCCATCTTCTGCGTGTACCACCCGGATGAACAGCAGGGCGGGCTTGCGCTGCTGGGCCTGATGGAGCGGCTGCGCATCCATCTGCTGCGGAAAGAGGTCATAGCCAACCAGTTCCAGCTTGACCTGGAGGCCGGGATGGAATGCCTGGCCTACCCGGACGACACCGCCCCCTACTACGCCGGGGAGATCATCACCACCTGGAAGCTCCCCGCCATCGAAAGAGAGGTAAGACCATGGCTGTAGCCAACAAGCCGAGGGCCCGTCCCGCGGCGGAGAAGAAGCGGAAGCCCGGCGGCGCCGGGTTTTCCTGCTATATCGGCCCCACTATCCGGGGCCTCATCCAGAACGGCACCGTCTACATGGGGACGAGGGAGGACGCGCTGAAAGCCGCATCTGCGGCCATCGAGCGCCGCCCCCTCATTCGGACGCTGATTGTCCCCGGAGACACCCTTGCCGCCGACCGCATCAACGTGAAAAAACCCGGAACCGCGCTGTACCGTAACTACCAGCGCATCCTCCGGGGCGAGTAAGGAGGAATACAGACAATGCCCAACCATGGCGTATTCGTGCAGGAGCAGGCGACCGCTGTCAGCACTCCCGTGGTCGCCGACTCCGGCGTTCCCTTTGTCGTGGGCCTGGCCCCGGTGCATTCCGCCGCCAATCCCGCCAAGGCCAACGCCCCCATCCTCGTCACCAGTTGGGACGAGGCCGTGGAAAAGCTGGGCTTTTCCTACGACTGGAAGACCTACACGCTGTGCGAGTTCATGTACTCGCACTTCCAGCTGTTCGGCTGCCAGCCGGTGATTTTCTGCAATGTCCTTGACGTCGCCAAGGCCCAGAAGGACCTTCCGGCCCAGGACTACCCCGTGACCGACCACAAAACGGTGCTGCCGTTCGGGACCATCGCCAGCAGCGTGAAAGTGACCCGGGACGCCAAGGACTACCCCTCTCTTGGCCTGACCGTCACCAAGGAGATGGGTAATGCTGTCCTGTCCCGTGTAGGCGAGAACGTCACCGACTGCGGCGCCTACACCTTCTACAAGATTTTCAACACCAAGGGCGACGGAACGCACGGCCACCTGTTCGAGGTCGATGTGAACGGGAAGTGCTACGGCATCATCAGCAAGAAGACCACGAATCTCAAGCTCTACTTCACCCTGGCCGGCAAGCAGATCGACTTCGTGGATAAAGTTAAGGCGCCCGGGGGAGCTGGCCTTGACCTGTCCAGCTACACCGGCGACATTACGGTGCGCTTGTATAGCTGCCCCGAGATCAAGGATGAAAACTACCCCACCGACCTGACGCTCATCGAGGAGTACGACTGTCACCTGGAGAACGGTCACGGCCCCGAATACTTCTGCCCTGACGAGGACTACACCGTCCTCTACGACACAGACGAGGACAAGTGCGTGATCGAGCTCCTGTCTTCCGGCAGTGCCTACAGCAAGGAGACGCTCCGCATAGAGGGCAAGACCGTGAAGACGGACGAGGTTTCCGAAACCGACATCATCGCCGGTCTGAACGTGGTGGAGGCCTGCATGAGCATGGTCGGCACCATCCCCGACCTCATCTGCGCCCCCGGCTACTCCCACATCACCACCGTCGCCGCAGTGATGGCGACCAAGGCCGCGTCTATCAACGGCCTGTTCCGGGCCAAGGCCATCATGGACCTGGACAGCGGCGAGAGCGGCGTCCGTGAGTATTCCGAGGCCGTCCAGGCCAAGAACACCAACAACTTCGTGGACGAGAACCAGATCCTGTGCTGGCCCATGGTCCGGCTGGGGGATTATGTGTTCCACCTGTCCACTCAGCTGGCCGGCCTGATGGCCCAGGTGGACACCAACAACGGCGGCTGCCCCTACGAGTCCCCCAGCAACAAGAATCTCCAGATGGACGGTTCCTGCCTGGAGGACGGCTCCGAGGTCAACCTGACCTTGGAGCAGGCCAACAACCTCAACGCCAACGGCATCGTGACCGCGCTGAACTTCATGTCCAGCGGCTGGACCGCCTGGGGCAACTACACGGCCTGCTATC